CGACAGCCAAGAAGGCTTCCTGCGTCGGGCAATGAAAGGCTCACAATGATCGTTAAATCGCACACACTACCGCCGAAAGACCTCAAAGCATTCGCACAGAATGTGCGGGACACCCTGAACCTTAACCGTGCTCAGTACAAAGAGATACGGCGCTCTCTGACGTTCGGTGCGGCCCTACTCGACGTTGATCCCAGAGGTGTGATCTTGGGTGGCGTTGGGTTCTATGTGGGCGAACTAAACACGGACCGCGTGCTGTGTGAGACGCTGCTGTACGTCCGTGTCTGGGCGCGGGGCGGTGCCGTGGCTAAAGCACTCGTCGCGGCTATGGAAGAAGAGGCCCGCTTGTATAACTGCACAGCAATCTTGGCTGGCTCGTCATTGCATAACCACAGCCATACCACCCGCATCTATGAAGATGCTGGCTTCACCACCAACCTAACCTTTAGAAAGGAACTCACCTATGTGTGATCCCATTTCATTACTCGCAATGGCAACTGGTCTCTCCGGCGCATCCGCTGCCGTGACGAAGCCACCTGCCGCTAAGCTACCTGCCACTCCCGTCCAAGATGCTAAAGCCGAAACAGGCGCAGAAGTATCCCTCGGAGGTGACCGCGCCAGTGACGCCGCAGCAGCAGCGAATAAGCTCGCTAAAGCAAGCACAGCGAAGAAAACAGGCGGCTCCGGTCTCAAGGCTGGTTCTAAGTCCACTGGGCTGAGCATCCTATGAGCACGTCAGAGACCATCGCAGGAGAGTTCAAACGGCTAGACGGACTGCGCACAACCCGCATTGACGCCTCTGAGCAATATGCTTACTACACCATCCCATCCGTGTTCCCACGGGAGGACTTAACAGACAGCACCGTCTCCATCGGTATGCTGGACAGCATCGGCTCGGCTGTTGTGAACCACTTCGCTAACAAGCTGGTCACCACGCTGTTCTCACCGAACCGTCCATTCTTCCGGCTTATGCCTGACAGCACAGCAGAAGAAGTGAAGACACTCAACGCTGCGAAAGAGGGCGACGACCCTGAAGAACAGAAGCAGGCGCAAGACGCATTCGACATGCTGCGCTCTAAGTTCGTTACGGTTGAGAAGGACGCTGTTCGTTACCTTGAGCGCATCGGCTATCGCACAGCAGCAACCAACGCTGCTAAGCTGTTGATCATCACAGGCGACGTTGTGATCCGGTCTGAAGCCAACGAGAAGTCGGCTGCGTACTCCATGCGTGACTATGTGTGCTCTAAAGACCTCACAGGCCGCGATGTTGTACTGATTGTACGTGACACGCTGGTCTACGGCGCACTGACACCTGACCAACAGGCATCGGTACAAGCTGCACAAGAAGTGCCACAGCAGTTCACGGCATCTACTCCGGTCACGATCTTCACTCGCTTGGAACTCACCAACGACGGTCGTTACGCCGTCACTCAAGCGATTGACAACCACGACATCCCTAACGATGCTCCCCGCCTTGTAACAGAAGCGGACAGCCCGTTCACGCACTTGTCGTGGAACTTGTCTAAGGGTGAGAACTACGGTCGTGGTTTGGTGGAAGACTTCTCCGGCTCGTTCCATATGATTGACAACTTCACCAACTACCAAGCCAAGATGGCTGCGAAGATGGCTGACTTGAAAATCTTGGTCGATCCTGCATCGGGTATTGACGTTCAACAGTTGAACACGTCGGACACTGGCACCTATATCGCAGGTAAGCCGGGGGATGTGCAGAACTTGTCCACAGGAATGGACGCTTCGTTGCAATATCTGGAAGCAATTATCCAGACGCACAAGCGCCAGATCAGTGCCGCGTTCCTGTACCAGACTGGTCAGACCCGTGACGCTGAGCGTGTGACTGCCGAGGAAATCCGTGAGAACGCTGCTGAGCTAGAGATCGCTCACGGTGGTGTGTACTCGCGCTTCGCCTCTGACTGGCAAGCCAAGGTCGCCTCTGAAGCCGTGTCGGCTATCGGGGAAGACATGGGTGACGTCGTTGAACCGCAGATCATGACAGGCATGGACAGCCTCTCCCGTACTGGTGAGATGCAAGCTGTGCGTATCTGGATGCAAGACCTAGCGATGACGGCGGCGATCCCAGAAGATGTACGTGCATGGATGAAGGCTGGTGAGTTCGCTCAGTACGCTGCAATCCAACGTGGCGTTGATCATGGTGCCTTCGTCAAGACGGACGAGGAGTTCGCTGCTGAACAGAAGCAGGCTCAAGAAGCCCTCGCTGCACAGCAGAAACAGGAAGCCGATATGCAAGGTCAAGCACAGGCACAGCAGGCAGTAGCCTCTAAATTGTAAACATGGTGGGCCGTAAAGGCCCATCATCCCCCTCCCCTCATTTTAGGATACCTACATGTCAACCGACGCACACGCACTGAACGAACAACTCAAAGCCACTGCTGCTGCATACAATGGTAGCAACCCGACAGGGAATAGCGATGCAGACGTAGCCGCACAGGCCGCTGCACATGAATTAAATCAGCACCAAGGGTCCACGACCCACGCTGGTCAGCATGAAGTACGTGCCGACACGCCGGAAGAGGCCGCTGCTGCTGAAGCCAAGAAGGTGGCCGATGCTGCTGAAGCCGAGACCAAGAAGGTAGCGGATGAAGCTGCCAAGAAGGTAGCGGATGAAACACCGGAAGCTAAGGTTGCCCGTGAGGCCGCTGAAGCCGCTGCTGCGGTTGCCGTAGAAGAGACGCCGGAAGCCAAGGAACTGCGCGAGAAGACGGAAGCGGCCACTGCTAAAGAGGTTGCTGACGCGACTGAGTGGATGACGACAGACAGCAAAGAGTTCAACGCTGCGATCAACATGATGAAAGCTGCTGGCATGACGCCTGCTGAAGCTGCCACGATCTTCGACGAAGCTGCTCAGACGGGTGACTTGTCTAAGGTCGATGAAGTTGCGCTCGTTGCTAAGGTGGGTGCTGACAAAGCCGCTCTGATCATGGGTGGCTTCGGCACATACGTCCAGACAGAAGGCCAAGCCCTACTTGCCCGTGTGAAGACTGTGCACGATGCAGTCGGCGGTACAGACAACTGGTCGAAGATGACAGTATGGGCGCGTGGCAAAGCTGCGGGCGATACAACCTTCCGAGGTAAAGTCGAAGGCATCACTGCTATGATGAACGGCGACAATCCGATGGCTGCTGAATTGGCGACGAAAGAGTTCCTGAACCTGTACAACGCTGACAGCAAGAACTCGACCGTGTCTGCCGCTGCACCTGCCGCTGCACCATCCCCTCTCGCTGCTGCTGCTATCCCTGCTGTGCCTGCTATTGTGGGCATCACTGCCCGTGGGTATGCAGAGGGTGTTGCGGATGCTACACGTAACTTGAAGGGCGCGGAACAAAGCGCTAAACTGCGTGAACTGTCCGCTGCTCGCGGTGCAGGCCGGAACAAAGGTCTGTAAATACACCAAGCATACCCTGTCTTATGGCGGGGTGTGCGCTATAATAGGATAAACCATGTCCTTTAACCCAAGATCGCCTGCTCCCCAATGAGGGACGGTGATACACATAAGGAATAGCCCCAATGGCATTCGAAGACCAGTCAGCCAATCTCTCGGAATTCAAAGACCAAATCGACCAGTATGGCGGCTCCGTGGACAGCCAGTTCGCTAAGTCGAGCATCATGCGCGAATTCTTCACCGTCAACCAGATCACTGGTACTGACACACTCGTAAACTCCCGCGTCGGCAAGACCGTGCTTAAAGCACTCGTTCCCGGCGTTCGTCCTGACGCAGACTTGACCAACTTCGGCAAAGTGGCCGTCACAGTTGACACAGTCATCTTGGCCCGTGACCAGCGCTCCATGTTGAATGAGTTCCAAACTCACATCAACGCACGCATGGAACTCGGTATGGACCACGGCAAAGAGATCGCTAAGTTCTTCGACGAAGCGTTCATGATCCAAGGCGTTAAAGGTGCAGGTTACTCTGCCTCTGCTGGCCTGCAAGTCGGTGCTGCTGCCCCAACAGCCAACGGCGGTGCATCGTACAATGGCGCATTCGGCGCAGGTAAAGTCTTTAAGCTGGCATCTGCCGCTGATGAACTGGACGCTGCTGACATGTACGCTGCCTTTGAAGCCATCATCGAAAAGATGGAAGAAGAAGACATCGACGTGTCTGACTTGGTCATCTTTGTTCGCCCAAAGCAGTATTCTGCTCTGATCAAGAACGACTTCCTGATCGACACAGACTTCTCAGCAGGCAACGGCACGCGCTCTGCCAACGTGTTCAAGGCCCTGCTCGGTGTCCGCGTCATCAAGACGAACCGTATCCCTTCCTCTGTGAACGCTGCTCACGCTTTGGGTTCCGGCTACAACACTAGCGCTGATGAGGCGAAGTGTGTTGGCTTGGTCATGCACCCGAAATCTCTGCTCGTTGGTGAAACCATCCCGCTGCAAAGCAAAGTATGGTTCAACGACGAAGAGAAGATGTGGTTCATTGATAGCTGGCTCGC